GCAATCTAAAGTAAAACCACGTATTATATTACTTTGGGATAAAGCAAAGGTTTCTTATAATTTAGGTAATTTTGAGATAATTACAATGTGGATGCCTGGCATATTAGGAACTTGGTCAAGAATTCAGTTATTCAGTCCACAAATGGAACAGTATAAACCATTCCTTTATGTAGATTTAGATACTGCTATTATACAGTCTTTAGAAAATATATTTGATTTAATTAAAGATGAAACTCAATTTATAACACTTGAGGATTTTTGGCAAAAGGATAAATTAGCAACAGGATTAGTTTGGTATCCAAAAAATTGTGAAAAAACTAAAAAAGTTTGGCAGGAGTGGAAGAATCCTACTGGGAAAAGAATGGATGTATTTTTAAGGCAATTTTGTCAACCTGATGCTTACTGGCAAAATCTTATTGAAGGTATAATTGATTTTAAACCAGGAAATACCATTTTACTTACTGAACTTCCTCCAAAGGTGATTCTTGTTTGTTTTCATGGGAGACCTCGTATATTTGAGGCTTTACATATTAACTGGGTTAAGAATTACATAAATTCGTGGGAATGCTCAGGTATCAGCGATGATCTCTTAGTTACTGTAATAATACCTTATAATATAGACCGAGGGTGGTTAAAAGACGCTATTCTAAGTGTACCAGAGGGGGTTCAATTAATATTAAGTCAGGGGGATGGTAATTGGCCAGAAAATTTTAATAAAGTATTATCTCAAGCAAAAGGAAAATATATTAAATGGTTACATGAAGATGATATGCTTACTCCAAATGGTATTACTGATTCAGTAAAAGCAATTGAAGAACAAGGAGTAGATTTTATTCATGGAAATGTAATTGAAATAAGTAGGCAAAGAAAAACTAAGACTTTTCATATTCCAATATTATTGCATCCTACATTAAAAGACTTATTAAGAAAAAACACTTTACATAGTGCCTCAATGATGTATCGTAAAGAAGTATTTGATAAGGTAGGTAAATTGGATGAGACATTAAATGTAATGGAGGAATATGAGTTTAATTTAAGATGTTTAAAAGCTGGTTTAAAATTAGGTTATTGTTCATCTATGGTTGCTATTTATAGAAGACATGATAATCAAAAGGTTAGAATTATTCCTAAGATAGAAAAGGATAAGGAAAGAGAACAGGTTAAACAATTATTTCAATAATGGAAACAGTACCAATATTAATAACAGGTATTCCAAGAAGTGGAACTACTATGGTTGCTGCCACTATAAATATTTGTGGTGCCTTTGGTGGGGAAATGTCTAAACGTGGAATGTATTGTAATGATAGAATAAGAGAAGATTTGGTTAAACCTTATTTAAAGGTGGTTGGGGCAGATGAGGATGCACAAAAGGATTTTCCAAAATATATAATGGATGTTATAAATTGGAAAGATGAGGTTGAAAAAATAATAAGTGAGCAAGGATATTCTACAGGGGCATGGATGTATAAAGATTCAAGAATGGTTCAAATGTGGAAGGTATGGGATAAAGCATATCCTGATGCTAAATGGATAATTGTTCGCAGGAGAACAGGAGATATTATTGAATCTTGCTTAAAAACAAGATATATGAAAGCCTATGTAAGTAGGGATGGTTGGTTAAAAATGGTTCATGAATATGAAAAACAATTTGTAGAAATGATTACGGAAGGACTTAATTGTAAGGTGATTTGGCCAGAACGTATGGTAGATGGTGATTTTAAACAATTATATGAAACACTTGATTGGTTAGGATTAACTTGGAATCCAAAAGCATTAAATTTTGTAGAATCATTACTTTGGGGTAGTAGACTAAAAAGAAAGGAGTAATAATATGGCAGTAAGAACAAATGCAGAAGATGTATTAGCAATAATGGATGCTCCTGATATTGATGAAGATGTTGTAACATCTATGATAGAGGCAGCAAGTGCTGTTGTTGATATGGTATTTTATGGTGATACAACTCTTGGAGATACATTATTGTTAAATATTGAGAAGTGGTTATCAGCTCACATGGTAGCATCTTCATTAGTAAGATCTACCAGTAAGGAAACGGTTGGTGATGCCTCGTTAGAATATACTGGTAAGTGGGGAGGGAAATTAAGTTCTACTCCCTATGGACAAATGGTTCTTACTTTAGACCTTACGGGTAAGATGTCAAAGGCAGGTAAGGCAGGAGCAAGTATATATGCTGTTAAAAGTTTTGATGAAGATGAGTAGTATAGAACAAATGTTGAATCGTAAATACAAGCAAAAATGTGTTTACTGGGGTAATCCAATTAATGATGGACAGGGGGGATTTACCTGGGATGATCCTATTGAATTATCTTGTCGTTGGGAAGAGATGAGGCAACTTTCATTAGATAATACAGGTGTAACTGGGAATTCTCGAGCGGTGGTATATTTATCACAAGATGTTGATGAAGAAGGGATGTTATATTTAGGTTTATTAAATGAATTAACTAATGCTCAGAAAGAGAATCCTAGGGAGGTAGATGCGGCCTTTTTTATAAAAAGATTTAGAAAAATACCTGCATTGGGTTCTACATTGGCTTATTTAAGAATAGCATATCTAACACCATCATTATCATTTGGAGGATTTTAAAATGGCTAAGACAAATACAGGTTGGAAAGGCAGGCAAATGATTTATAATAAGGCTTACCCTATGACTGGTATAGGAAGTTTTGAAAAGGTTATGGAAAATTTAAATATTAAACTTGCAGAAATTAAAGGAGGTACATTACAGGGTTTAATATTATCTGCTGCACTTATTAGAAGGGAAACTGAAACACAACCCCCGGTAACTCCAATTGATACAGGTAATTTGAGGGCAAGTTGGTTTACTGTTTCTACGAAAGGAAGAGCTTTCCAAGTAAAAAGGAGGGCAGGAGGAGTAATAAGAGAAGTAAGGGAAAGGGGAGCCACTACTTTTAAAGGTTTAAATAGTGGGCGTATGAGTCGTGAACATTTTGCAATGATAGACCAGGCTCAAGGAATGGTAAAAGAAAACGATTTAGAATTAAAAATAATAATGGGTTATACGGCTAATTATGCAATGTATGTTCATGAGAATATATATGCTAAATTTAAAAGGCCTATGTCAGGAGCCAAATGGTTTGAGACGGCGGTAAAAAGAAATGCATGGAAAATTTTAAGTATTATAAAAGGTAATGCCAAACTACAATGAATGCACCAAGTGTTGATATTAAGGAAATATTAGAAGCATATGGAGAATCCTCAGGTTTAGGATTATATTATGCAAATAATTTGTTTATAGGTAAAGAACCTGATAAACCAGATAATTGTGTAACAATATTTGATACCACAGGATATCCTCCATATATTGGATTAACAGATGTTGGATATGAATATCCTTCTGTTCAAATTCGTGTAAGAAATAAGAAGCAGGAGGATGGGTGGAATCAGATAGAAGAAATAAAGGACGTTCTACATGGTTTTCATCAAACCATAGTGAATGGTACTTTATATAGCCTTATTACCTGTTCTAGCGGTCCCGCTCTGCTTGATTGGGATGATAAGGAAAGAGTTCGTTTTATTATTAATTTTAACTTGCAACGTCGAGTTGCATAAAAAAGGAGGTAAATTATGCCAAGTAATGCTGTAGCCGGTGTAGGAACAATCTTCCAAAGATGGTCAGGTTCCGCATGGGCAGCAATCGCTGAGATTAACTCCATTTCTGGACCAAGTATGTCACGAGATACAATTGACGTGACTTCTTTGAGTTCTAGTGGAGGGTATCGTGAATTCATTTCTGGATTCCGTAATCCTGGTACTGTTCAACTTTCAATGAACTTCACACGTCAAACGTATGATTTGTTCAAAACAGATTTTGAAAGTAATGTGGCTAAGAATTACAGAATACTCTTTCCAGATGCAGAAGTAACTCTTTTAGAGTTTATCGGTCTGGTTACTGAATTGCCAATTAACATTACCGCAGATGATAAGATTACTGCTGATGTTACAATTCAGGTTACAGGTCCAATTGAAACAGATTCAGGCACAAGTGCCGCTCTGGGACTGCCGTAAGGTTAAACCTAATCAAGGTTATTTTATTATTAATAAATTAAAAATTACTAATCATGAAAACATTAGACAAAAAAGCATTATTAACAAGACAGGCAATTAAAGTGGTTCCTGTTGAACTTGACAACGGAGAAGGTGTATATGTTCGTTCAATGATGGCATT